CTCAATTGAAAAACGGTTTGGAAAAGCCACGGTCGCCCCCCACACTCGCGTGTGAGGACCTGCTTTGCTCCACTCTGTGGAGGGGTGTCAGAGCCTGTTAACCCTGGCAAAGGGGAATCACGCTCACCTCCCGGTAAGCGATCGGGGAATGTGTGCTGATTAGACACACGAATCTATATTTTTGCCTATACCTGGAAAAGGTCCCACTAAATAGCTGACGGAACGGAGGCTTCCGGCCTCAAAGCTTGCTATGTTGGTGAGAACCAACACCTCCACTTTGACTCTACACAGGAGTTTTGTGCGCCGCCTATACCAACTTAAAAAGAGGAATTACCCCGTAGGGGCTGGGAACAACCCCAGATTAACTGAAATTCAAATAACATTACGCCATCACCTAAACACTACTTGCCAAACAATCGCATCACTCACACTCGTGGAATACGTAGTTTCCAACGATTGGAGGGCACCATCGTACGCGCTGCCATCCCATGGCTTTGTGGGCCAAGCGAGATACGCTCCGCCTTCAGACTTGAGGAGCAGGTTGGCACCTTGAACCTCAAACTGAATGGGGTGCGATGTGGTATCCCAAGAAGGGTTCGCCACAGGCAAGTACAAATAGCCGTTCCCATTGACACTCTCCTGGTACATCGTCCGCGCTGAAGAGCCGCGGACCGGATCGCCGAAGAGCCACCCGGTGTAGTAGCCAGAACCACCTCCAGGGTTGAACTTGTTCAACAGCTGGTGGTATAGACGATAGATGAAACCATCACCCCGATCAGCGATCAAATCCACTAAGCCTTTGGGGGGCAAAGAGATAGGGTTGTAGCTCACCAACGCCTCGTCCGAAGCCACATCACGGGTGATGCGGTGTCGATACGGAGGATGTGTAGGTTGAACCTGAGACAAATCCTCGTTGCCAAACTGCTCTCGTACAAAGTACTCGAGTGGTGACCCTATGGGTTGAGTGGTAGGGCCACTGTTGACATCACTGTTGTACCACAGCGCCACCCAGGAATTGGGAAACACTGTGGCGGAGAGAACCGCCACGACACGGTCCACCTGGTAATCAATAACACGATTTTCAATCAACGTGAGGTAACCCCCCTTCTTCCAATAAAACCCATGGTAGCCGACGCAATCTACAATGACCTCCACGAAGACGTGTATGGCCGATTGAGAGTGCTCATTGCGAAGCACCCAACCAGAATCCGAGACTCCACCACCAAGGGTGTAGCCAAAGTTCGTGGTAAGACGGGCGTCGTAACCAAGTCCTAAGAAATCGTTGTCGCCCCACACACCGAAGTACGAAGACTTGGCGGTGAGCGGGGCGTACACCGTACCAGGATCCGGGTCCGGTAAAGGCACCGGGTCAGGATTGGTAGGTGTGACAACGACCGGTGTGGTGTTGGAAGGGTCACCAACGACCTACTGGAGAGTAGGGTCAGTTGGGCCGCTCAAGACAGGCGTGTAGGACATGTAAACACGTCCCACGACGGTGGTGGTGCTGAACCCGGCGTCCATATCAGCCACCACCGCTATCCTGCCCAGGGCTCTCGCGTTTTGATCTGTTGAGACCATTGATTGAAAGCTTGAGAGGGAGCAGAATTCCATTGCTGCGCGCTCTGGAATGGTTAGGGACTGTCGATCCCACACTGCCGCCCGACTTGCTCCGTAGACTGCTGAGATCTGG